TACTCGTCGAAAGCGAACGGAGCCGCCTTGTAGAGCAAGTTCTGGAACCCAGCGTCACCCATTTCGGGATTCTCGAAGCGCTGATTCTCTTGAATCTGGCCTTCGTAGACCTCGAACGCGCCCTGCGTACCGATCACGTTCGTCGGATGGTCGTTACCTTCCGAGGCCGTGTTGTACGCAGTCCGCATCGCACCGATGAGAGCCGTATCGCCAAGCGCCGAAGCGTTGACGTAAGCCTCCCACCATGTGGCAGTCGTTGAATCGATACCACCGACAGAGTTGTCGATGGTGGCGATGAACTTCTCGAGACCGTCCCAATCCTTGTTGCTGTTGCCAGTGCCGTCACCGAGAAGCATCTCGTCCAACTCTTCCGAGATGGTCATTTCGGCCTGTTCAAGTCGAGACCTGAGCAGACTGAGAACGGCCTCGCGGCCCGAGTTCTTCGCCAGCTCGATGCCCGTGAAGGACACCAGGGCGAAGTACTGCTTCCAGTCAAACGAAGCATTGCCGATTCCAGTCTCCGCGCCAGTCGAGAACACATCGGTGCCCGAGTACGAGCCGCGGTTAGCGACCTTGGCGTACATGAGCGGCACTTCAATGGACGTGCCATGGAAGTTCTGAATGCGACCCGCCTGCTTGAGAGCCCAGAGGAACGGCTTCGAGCTGAAAACGTTGTCTTCGAGCTTCGGAATGTAATGCTCCATCGTGAGCGACACTACCTGATTGGTCAGTGTTGCAGACATCTACCCCTCCTTTCCGTGTTGATCAGACCTCAGCCATGCCCTCGAGATCCGCCAAAGCGGCCTCGATGGATTGGTTGAAGTCCAGCACTTCGTTTGGCTTGCGCCTCGAAGCTCCACCCTCGCGAGTGAAGTTCTGCCGTTTCTGCGGCTTCGAGTCGTCAAGGTTCCGACGTGCAGGCGTCTTCGTGCCCATGCGGGCACTGAGCGCATCGAAGGCAAGCTCCACGTTTGCGATCTGATTTTCGACCGCGAAGTTGAGCACCTTCACTTTCGCCGACTCAGAGAGGGGTTTCCCGACCTTCGCTTCGATACTCCGCCACGAGTGGTCAAGCTGTGCCTGGAACCGCTGGACCTGTGCCTGCTGCACCGCGGGGTGCTGCTGGACGGCAAGTGCCACCTGCTCCTGGATCACACGCTGGACTTCGCTACGGGGCACGAAGCCGACATCGTTGAGTTTCGTCAACGACTGCTCGACATCATCGGCTCCGAGATGTCGTGCAAGGTACCTGACGGTACCGATCGGATCCTCCTTCATCGACTCCCACAATTCCGCGTTGCCGCGGTCATCTGGGGTCATCTGAGCCTCCAACTGGCGCTGCTGCTCGGCCAGCTCCTGTGTCTTGCGTGTGTAGTCCGCCTGACGCATGTAGCCGTTTCGCAGTTCGCCCAGTGGGACGGGCTCTGCGCGCCCAGGCACCGACACCAGAGTGTCGTCGCCAAGCGCCTCGGGAGCGAGTCCGTCTTCTGCACCAGCCTGTGGTGCGTCGAAGTCGAACTCCTCGGGGGCTTCGGGTTGTTCTGAACCGTCGTCGGTGTCGTCCGATACCGCGTCATCAATCTCGAAGCTCGCGTCTGAGTCCGCTGCTGGCAATGCAGCTTCGTCGTCGATCGGGGTTGCCTCCCCAATCTCGGCAAGCATCAGATCGACTGCGCCATCGAAGTCCACTGAGTCTGAGAGTCCGTTCGCCAAATCAATCATCTCCTACTAGATACGCTCAAGCGTCACATACCGATCGGCAAGGCGCCCGTATTCTGGGCGTCGAGCGGAGCGGCAGGGGCCTGAGCATTGCTCAGCATGGGGCCTCCAGGCTGAGTGCCCTGTGTGTTCTCCCCGCCCTGGTCGGGCGATGGAGGCTGGGACATCGGGGGAGGTGGGGGCTGGTTGCCCATGATCGAGTCGACGTTCTCGATGCCGATGGCCTCGAGGTACAGTTCGACGATCATGGAAAGGTCGGGTACGCGCTGCTGGGTCTGCATGAGCAGCGGCACCAGGGGGGCGACAGTGTTCAGGACGTCCTTGTACTGCTCGGCGCGGAAGCGGGGGTTCCGCATTTCGGTGGAGCCCGTCTCGACGAACACCTGATAGACACCGCGGAACGTGTCCTCGGTGAGCATGAGGGTGCCCTCTTCGGCCGCCTGCGGGTCGGGGTCGCCCGCCTCCTTGGCGAGGGCCTGGGCTTCTCGGCCCTGGATGACCATGCCGAACTCGTCCATCTCCGTCTGCGGGTAGGTGACGGCCGCGGTGTCGAGGATCCGCTGGCCGACCTTGCGAAGGAACTTCTCCACCTGGCGGAGCTTGTGGGTCGACTTGATGTTCGACGCGGACTCGATGATGGACGCCTCGGTGGCGGTGCGGCTCACCGACGGGGTGGCGCCACGCAGGTACTCGTTGACGCCCGAGATCTCGTAGATGTCGCGGGTGACAAGGTCGGAGACCTGATACGGGTCGGCCGACATCTGGGCCATCTCGAGTGGCTTCACGATGTCGTCGAAGGACTGATTGCCCTGGACGTAGATGATCTCGCCGATCTCCTGGGAGCGGAGCGCATCCTGTGCCGTCTGGGACAGGGCGCCCTCGCGGGCCAGGTACTTGCCGACGTTGCGTCGGCGGTGGGTGATCATCTGGGAGCGGGTCTTGTTCAGCTCCGACTGGAGAGACCAGAGCTGTTCCAGCTCGCCCATACCATACGGGGAGCGGGGGATGCGGTAGTTCTTGAGCTGGTAGAGCGGCGGGGAGATCCCCTGCACGGAGCGCAGCGGATACTCCGCGCCAGGCACGAAGCAGAGCAGCGTCTTCTCGACGGTGTCGTAGAACTCGATCAGCTCGACGAGCCCGTCGCGCTCGGTGTCGGACATGAAATAGGAGTTGGCATCTTCGGGCTTGTCCGTGTTCGACTGCGGGGTCATCGTCGAATCGGAGACGCGGAGGTCGTCAGTGTTGCGGTAGCGGTCGTCGGCTTGGATGACCTGGAGCGGCACCCACTTGCGGATGGCCACCCAGCGGGCGTCCTGCAACCCGTTCGAGTACGGGTCCATCCACACGTCCCAAGGGGAGGTGCGCGTCACCCAGATGCGGACGTACTCTTTCGCTTCGCCGAGCCCGAACTCGCCGTCGGTGGACTCCATGTCCTCGTAGGTGTCCCAGAGGACTTCCATGAAGCCGTCACCGTAGATGAGCGAGTCGGTCTGCGCGGTCTCGAGATGCTCCTGGCCTTCCGAGTCGTCGGAGCGCCAGAGGCGGTTGAGCCACGCCTTGAGCAGAATGGCTGTGCCCTTCGTCGCGGGAGCCATGTACGGCTCGACCCAGAAGGAGGGCTCGTTGCCCGTCGTGTACGGCACGATCGTGTTGATCGTGGAGAACGACATGTTGACTTTGATCTTGTCCCATTCGGAGTCGAGGGCGGAGCCGTCGACCTCCTCGAAGTGGCGGCCGACGTACTGCCGTTCGGAGCGGCGCCACACGGATTCGCGGGTCTGGGTGCGGTGGTGGACGCCCCACTGCCAGAGGTCTTCGGCACGGGCGCGTTCCTCACGCCATTTCTTGGCGCGAGTCACCTTCACTGCTTCGCCTACCGCGAAGTTCTGTGGCATCAAACCCACCTCTTCGTTGACTCGAAATTGACGCCTGCGGCCGTTGCGGCCTCGATCGTCTCCCTACCTCGCTCGGACTGAGTCATGCCCTCGCGGTTGTCATTGCGGAGGCGCGCCAAACCAAGGCGGGCCGTTCCGACCTTGCAGCCGAAACAGCCCTCCCTGTACTCAGGATGCACCTGGCGCTGATGAAGGGTCATCAGGCTGCGGTGACGGTGAGCGTGACCACCTCGGTGATCGTCTGACCGATCGCGTCCGTCGCTGTGACGGCGAACACGAGCGGCGAGAGCGCTGCGTCGCCTGCTTCCGTGTCGATCACGATGTCGAACGTGTCGTCACCCTGATCAGTGCCGACGATGGTGCCGCTGCCTTCCGCGTAGACGGTGTCGATGTCCGTGGTGAACGTCGCCTCGCCAGCGGCCGCTGCCTTCTGGACCAGAGTCACGACGACCGTGACGGTCGCCGCACCTTCCTGCTGTGAGGGGGTGTCGTCGTCCGCGGTCAGTGTCGGAGCGTCGGCGGTCAGAGTGAACCCACTCGTGGCGCCAGTCTGCCCGACAGCGTTCGTCACCAAGGTGAGGGCGGAGCCCTCAGCGGTGACAGCGTCCGTGATCGCGGTCTCGGCCGCCTGTGCGGAGTTCGCGTCGGAAGCGACGATCTCCAGCTCCACGAGATTGCGGTTTGCAGTCGCGGCGGCTGGCTTGTTCGTCAGTTCGTCCTCGGCGTGATGCCCGATCACCTCAACGGTGTCGACACCTGCCTCGCCCTCGATCGCGGTTGCGATTGCGTCGACGTCGGCGCCTGGCGTGGTCACGGCGTACCGTGCTGTTGCTGTGCTATCTGCCATGTGTTACCTCCTCTCAGAGCTTCGAGGCGGACGATCCGCCCTGGCTCTTGAATGGATTCGAGACGGACCCAGCAGGCTTGCCAGATCCCTTCCCCTGTCGCGTTGCGATCGGAGGCTTCGGTTTGCCCGTCGGAATGTCGGGCGTCTGGGACTTGCCCGAAGGGCCAGGACGAACCCGCTGCCCAGGCGTCGGTTCCGAGCCCTTCGGATACTGTCCACGCTTCGAGCCTGTGAAGTTCGCCGTGGCCCCCTCAGGGACCAGGTGGCTTCCAGATGGGCCGCCTCGCGTGCCCTGTCGGGGCGCGGGGCCTCCCTTGGTTAGCTTGTCGTTCATGTGTGAATCAAACTCCTCTATAGGTAGCTCCCATGTGTCACACGGCGTGGGCGCGCTGCATGTTGACCTCGTGCGTTACGGGCTCCAGGTGCTCGGGGTTGACGCACTCTCGCACCCGACAGAGATGGTCGATCTCGAGCCCCTCGGGGATCGGGCCGACGAACGTCTCGTACGACGCGCGGTGAGCAACTACGGCCCTTCCGTCCAGCGTGACCGAGCCGTAGCCGTGCATGGTGCGAACCCCCCTCCAGGGCCAGCACTCGCCTTCGGGGCGCCCGTCGAGGAATCTGTCCACTTTGTCAATGAACGACGTCCCGTGTGGTGCGCGGGTGGTGAGCAACGGATCCCCGTTGCGCTCCCACCGTTTGTAGTGCATGACGCACCAACCTCGGCGGAGCTTCCCGCCCTTCTCGCAGTCATCGATCCGACACTTCATATCTACCTCCTATAGGTAGCTACAAACCGTCACACGGTTTAGGATCCCTTCCGCTGCACCACAGTAAAGGACCGCCGAACGGTGCGGTCGCCCTGCGGAGATCCGCCGATGCTCCCCGTCGACTTGGAGGGCCAGGGGCCGATCTCGGCGATGAGATCCAATTCGCCCATGGTGGTATACAGAGGCTTCGGATCCCGCCACATGATGGGGAAACGGAACACGTCCTCCATCAACTGGAGGTTGATCATGTGGGAGATCACGACGTCGTCATGGTTCCCTGGCGACGCCCCGTAGCGTCCCGCATCGTCCTGCACGAACGTCATCAGCTCGTCGTACAGCATCGGGTCACGAGGGTCGATGTTGTGGTCGCGCATCGCGCGGGCGTAGTCGCGGACCATCTTCGGCTTCGTCGCCTGGTTCGTGTGCCAGCCCAGCGACTGGGTGCGTGTACGGTTCCTCGTCGCGATCGGGGCCATCGAATAGAGGCGGGGGTAGTGGAGCTGGGTGTCCAGAATGTTCAGGACGCCCCAGCCGTGCATGTTCCGTTCGACGCCGACAAGGGCATTGAAGTAGCGGCGGCCCACCGCATCGATCACCTCAGCGATCGACTCGACGGGATAGTTCGACTTGACGCGGGCCACCAGCTCGCGCGTGTTCGCGTTGTACACGGTGATGACCGTGTTGTCGCCGTCGATGATGCCCTCCGCCAGGTCGACCGCGACCGTGTAGTTCGGCGGGCGCAGCAGCACCTCGGAGTCGTCACGTTCCACGTGCGGCTCCTCCCACACCTCCATCACGAGCGCATGCATCGTCTCCTCGGCAGGATCGATCTCGACGAACTCGAGCCCGTCCCACGAGTACATGATCTCGCCACGGACCCACGTGAACTCCTGCATCAGCTCGTGGCCGATCGGGTTCTTGCCCGACTTGACGAACGCCTCCTGATCGTTGCGCGGGTACTCCTGATGGACCACCCACGGGGTCGCGCGCTTCTCACGGACCTGACGGGCATACCAATCATCGTCACGATCCTCACGCGCCGTCCACGGCAGGAACATGGAACGCCACTCAGAGCCTGGCCGCTGGGCGTCCTGGTAGGTCTTGGCGAAGAAGTTGCCTGCGCCCTTCGCCGACGACAGCAGTATCAGACGGCCATACACGAGGGCGTCGATCGCGGCATACTGCGCTTCGGGGTCGGGGGCGTGGGCCGTCTCATCCCACATGGTGCCGAACACGGCGTCACCACGGCCCGAAGATCCCGTCGCAGGGATCGACTCGATACGGCCACCGTTCGACCATTCCATCTGCTCGGACGTGTTCGTCAGGATCTGCGGCACGCCAGGCCGCTCCTTGATCCAGGCGGGCAGACGGGCCCACCCGAACTTGACCATCCCCAGGTTCTTCTTCGCGTAGTCCTCGTTCTGGGAGATGAACAGCCACGGGCGGTACTCGTGGAAGAACGTCGAATAGAAGGCGTACGCCGACGTGATCGTCGTCCAGCCGATCTGGCGGGCCTTCAACACGACGAGGTTCTGGGCGCCGTCGCCGCCCTCGTCGTAGAAGTCGAGCACCTGACGCTGGGCGTCATACAGCTTGATGACGGAAGGCGCCTGGGCGACCCGACGGATCTGCCAGGCCGTCTCGAAGAAGGCGGCCTTGTTGACCCTGAACTCGCGCCACAGGATCTCACGTTCGACGGCCTTGCCGACAGGACGGTTACGGGCGTCCATCAGGCGCGCTGGGTGTTCTTCTGGATCCGATCCAGCGACTCGGCCAGAGCAGCCAGCTCCTCGTCAGTCAGATCCTCCAGCTCCTCATGCGGATTCACTGCCTGGCCCTCGGCGCCCTGCACGTAGGTGATCAGCGTCTTCGCAGCCGAGACCGCCTGGGGAGAACTCCCCAGGGCGATCTCGTGCAGGTTGTCAATCACGCTCGCCAAACGCTCCGCACCGTAATGGGCCCGAAGGCGGGTAGACATGATTCGGTTGAACTGGGGCGTCTTCTTCCATTGGGAGATAGCGCCCACGCTCACGCCCAGCAGATCCGCCAGCTCCGTTTGAGTGGTCGGCATCCCGAACATGGCGCGCTCCAACCGCGGGATCAGCGACCACTCCGCCAGGATCTCATATCGTTCCTTCCGAGCGCTCGCCGTTCGATCGGACGGATCGGGGATAATCCACGGAGCCGCTGGCCTGGCGGCAGGACCACCGACAAGGGCGTCAACCGTTGAACCGTTGTCGGACATCATTGCATCATCCTCTCGAGGTCGGCGACAGTCGCCACCTCACGCAGGATGGTACGGAACTTGGCGACCTCGCGGCCGATCTCCGAACGGACCCGATGGTCCATCCGTTCAGCCTGCTCACGGAGGCGGGCGTAGTGGCGGCCCAGCTCCGCGTGTAGCTCGTGGAAGCGGTCAGCGGGCATGTTCATCGTGCCCTCCATGCCGCACGGACATTCGATCGCCACATGGATCAGGGGTGCGCCCAGCACGTCCCATGCGCCGACGAAGTTCTCGGCGGTCAGCTCGTCGCCGCAGCGAGGGCAAGGCTGGATGGCAGTCAGGTTCACGAATCTTCCTCCTACTAGGAGCGCCAGATCGTCACAAGAACTTTGCGGCGCTAAGTGATGTGACAGATCGGCGCAGTAAGTAGACCCCCCGCGAGGGACGGCTCCGAAGCAGGAACCCGTGCCGACGCACAACACCAAGACCTTCCACCCTCGGGCGGAGACAGCGGAGAAGACACTCCGCCAGGGCGAAGGCAGCAAGTAGCACCGACGAACGGCGGCGAACGCGAACCCCCTTCGCGGCCCGCCGTCGGGGAAGTACGCTTACAGCGGCAGCAGCCGCCCCCAAGGCCACCAGGGCCGCCTCCTACGGAACGCAGTTCCTCCCTCGTCGCCCCCGACAGAGGACTGAGAGGGATCAGGGTCATACTCAAGACCCCCCGCTCAGGACTCACCAAAGCAGGTCGTGGACCTACTAAACGTTTAGGAGTGAAATGAGTGAAGGCGTGCCCAGAAAAGCCTGATGTTACTTGGTTGGTAGGCCCCCTAGGGG